TCAGAGCGGCAATCTCAAGTTGTTGACGAGTAACCTCATCATTTGACCCCTTGAGATAACCACCACCGAAAGAACCAACTACCGCCATCAGGATGCCTAAAAGCACCCAAGGATTAAACAAACTCATGGTGCAGGAGGTTCGTCATTGTCGTTGGATTCTGCCTTGGCTACAGCCTTTGCAGTCGCTGAAACAGCACTACGACCAGCTACACCACCAAGTACACCAGTGATGAACACCATGATGGTATTGATCTGTTGGGTGTAAACCTTGTCGATTGCCGCCATTCCATTCATGGGTTGCGTCACAAAAGACACGCTATATAAGAACATGGCAACAGAGCCAAGAAGAATCATAGTCAACGAGAATATGACGATTGCCCAAATTCTGACTTCAATTTCTTCAGCACTGAGGCGGTTATTAGGTTTGTATCCAATGGTAGGCATTACTTTTTCTCCTGTTCGGGTTTAACGAGTTGCTCTGGACAAGTACCTGTAGCGGTACAGATTGGGGGCTTGCATTCGGTATTCTGCCAATTCTGTGGGTCTTGGCATTTATATCTGAATCTATCCTCACAACCAGTCAGCAAAACTAACATGATTGACAAACCCCAAATACAGTAGATGTTCATTTCTGCTTCTCTCTTTCTTTCTGTTCAATTTGTCTTCTCAGTTTCTCAACCTTCTCGACCTGTTGCTTAACTTCATGCTTGGCTTCAAGCAGATCAAACAAAATCATACCCATGATTGGCAACAGAAATACGACAAGAACACAAGCGGCAATCCATCCCATCACACTCTCCCAATCCTGCTTACCATACCTATTAGCATCCATAGGTAAAGGAGGAACAGGAAAGCTACCAACAGGTATGCTTGTTTTTCTGCTAGGAGTCGCTCCCTTTCCTTTCGTAGCCATGCTTCTGCATCCCGCTTCTTCCTTGCCTTCTCTTGCTCTCCAGCAATGATGTCTCTCATGCTGAATACTTCAGAATACAAAGCACCCATCTCAGGGGGCGACTGGTAGACCATGCACTCTCGTATCTGAACTACCAACCTCTCCATTTCTTGTTGCGCCAAAACCCTGTTTAGGGCTTCTTCCATCAAGTTCACATCATCAGAGAAAACGACAGTCCTAGCCTTCTCCTCTGAATCCCTGATGTGCGTCTCTAGTTGCTCCTGTAGCTTGAAGAACTCAGTCAGGTTCTTAACAATGTCAGCTTTGACTTGAGTTTCGTCAACAGGAACGTAGTCAGACTTTTTAGCCTTTGCCACAGACTTTGTAGCTTCAGGCTTGGGACTACCGCCAAATAACTTCCGCAACGTACCCCAAATTCCTTTGACTTCTTTGCCAATAGCGACAACTTCATCAGCAGTGCGCTTAATAGAGACAAACTGCTCCTTAGCCTGCTTGTAAAGGTCACAGCCAGCTTGGATGTTTTTGACCAAGCCAGCCGCAAGAAGACAAATAGAGATTGGGTCAATTTTGTGTCCTTATTGGGCTTCAAGTGCTTTTAAGGCATCTTCAAGCTCTTGCAAACTTGGCTCTGTCGGTTGAGTTTGTGTTTGTGCTTCTTGTGGCATTTGTGGCTGAGTCGTTTCTAACATTGAACCAGCCCTTACACCAATAGTTGCCGCACCTTTACCTAAAGTACCCAAAGCATTCAAAGCCTTTTTACTTGTTGATTTTTGAGTTGATAAATCAATCATTGCTTTTCTGTACTCAGGATTGAAAATTACAGTAGCAAAATCTTTTGGATTAGCAACTAAACTTTGCAACCAAGGCACAAGTTCCTTCAATCCAAGTCGAGCAGAAGCTCCGCCGCCAGCCGCACCAGTCAAGGCATATACATCAGAGCCTGACAAGCCAACACCACCGCCAGCAGATTCTCCTGACAATGTTCTACGCATCCAATTCATAGCCAATCTAGCTTCTGCCGCATCTTTAGAGCTTGAAAATAAATCAGAAAATTCTCCTGATTTTTTATCTAATTCAGTAAGAGCCGATTTAATGTTAAAAGTTGGGTCTGTTGAAGCGCCGCCCTTGGTTTGTGCGGCATTTAATACATCGTTGAACTTTTCTCTACGAATAGTGTTTAATACTTCAACCACTTGAGAATTTGGATGTGCTTGCATAACATCAACCAAAAATTGACGTTGCGAAGTAGGCATTTGCTTCAAATCTGCAAGAACTTTTTCAGGAACAAGATCAGTAACATTTTGTACATCAAATGCTTTTGTTAAAGGTCTATCAGAAAATACTTCAATGCGAGCAATATTTTCTTTAAATTTGTCTCTTGCTTTTACAAGTTTGTCAGCACCAGCAACATTGTTATTAATTGCGTCATCTAAAGACTTTCTGAACCCATTCAAAACAGCTAAAGCAATACCTTTTGCCTGTCCAACAGCAACACCCTCAAAGATATTTCCTTTACCAAAGTTTGCTTCTCCAGAATAAGCCGCTTCTCCCCATGTAGATAAATTCTTTTGAAGTCTATCTACGTTAATCTTCAAAGTTGATGCAGGAACAGCGGGAATTACTTGTACAGAAGCTGGCTGACCAGCCGCATTAAGAATAGTTGATGGAATATTTTGTGCAGGAACTGCGGGAGTTACATATTCGTCAATAATCCGTTGCATTGCATTTTTCAGAGGGTCTAATGCTTTTACTTCTGGAGGGATTTCACCTAATTTACTTGTAATGGCATCCACAACAGGAGTAGTATCAATTAAACCACCAGCACTTTTCGCCGCACTAAAGTCAGTTCTAGCATCAGATCTTAACTTTGAAGACAAAGACTTTCCATAGTTGTTAAATGAAGATACAACAGCTTGTGTAGTCTCTGATGGAGTTAAAGTCTTGCCACTTGCCTTGTTAAACAAGTTTGTTAGAAAAGATTCTGCATCACTGGCTTGTGCTTGCCTAAATTCAATAGGTTGTTGTCCACTTGAAGGAGTGCGCTCAATAAGGGCTTCTCTTGCTAGTTGCTCCCTACTTCCACTAAGTTCACCAGCAGTTAATCTACCAACACGAGATAGCTCAGTTGTCTCAGCCAATGGAGGAAAAACACCCTCTGGTTTTGTAATGGCTTGTCTTATTTGACCAACACCACCTTTTACTGCGTAAGGTGCTGATTGAATAGCTAGTTGAGCAAATGGACTCTCTGATGCAACTGTTTGTGCAACTACGCCTGTACCGCCAGCAACACCAAACTCGCCAGCAACGCCTAAAGGTGTTCTACCAAAAAGGCTAGGAACTCCAACAGCACTTAAAGCGGCGGCTGGCGCACCAGCTTCACCAAATTGATAAGCACCACGATAGCCACCAATTGACTGAAGATTAACACCAGTTAATTTATTTATTGCTTGTGCAATACCAGTACCTGAAAAAGCATTTGGGTCTTTGCTTTCTTTAAGGTAGTCATACAAACTTCCCCATCCACCAACTATGTTTACAAGTCCCTTTGCCGAGCCTTTAAGCAAAGACTCTCCAAACTTTTTAAATTCATCAAGGGATGTTCCTTTTGGGTCAAGAACAGATTCAGTAGATGTGGTTTCTCCACGTTTTTGAAGTTCTGCCTCAAGTTCAGCTAAAGTTGCCATTTTTATTCCTTATTGAGGTTGCCGTTTTTTTGCTTCAATTGCATCTAATAATTCTTGTCTTGACATCTGACTTGGTGGTTTATTAGACCCACCTTGTAGGTTAACAATGGGAATCTTTGGAAGATATCCTTTGAGTGATTTGTTATCACGGGCATAATTCTCAAGACGAGTTGTTTCTTCAACAATTGATTGATTTTTAGCAACCATAAACTCAATAAGTTGCTTACGAGCCTGTGGACTGTTTTCCAATTGAGGAACAAGACTTTGAATAAACTTGCGGTCTTCATTAGAAAAACCAGCGCCAAGTTTCCCGCCTAATGTTGCCAGTATTACATCACCAGCAGTCTTTTGGTAATTTTCTGATGCTGACAATTTATCCATATCTTTTGAGCTTACTAATCCAAGTGTTGACAAAAGATTTGTTGCGCCCACTCTACCAGTAGCAAAAGAACCACTTATCAAATCTTGTTGATTTAGTTGATTTAATCTGTTTAATGAGTTCAATACGCCAATAGAGTTATCTCTAGTAACCATTGCCGCCTCAACTTTTTTGGCATCTGCTTTACCAAGTTCTTTAGAAAATTCAGTTTCCCCTTGTGAGGATGCACTTGCACTAACTTTGGCAGTTGTTCTATCAACGCCACCAATATAAGGTACACGAATTTGTTTGCCATCAGCGCCTTTTTGATATGTAAATTGTTCATCTTTAACTACATCAAGATAAACAGGCGCACGAGTTCCTTCTGCAACACCAACTTCTTTAACATTTGGTGAAACATCTTTTGGCTCTTTTGTTGTTAAACGAGTAAGTTGAGCATTGAATTCCGTATTGAATTCTGGCGTACCTTTTGCACCTTTTTGTAAAGCAAATTCTTGAGCAATTTGAATTTCATTAGGTGTTGCACCTTGTTTTTCAAGTAAAACCAAATCTCCAACAT